GATTTTGTTTTTGTAGTTGCAGGTGAAGATGAATCTGCAGTTGCCAGCAAACTCCTCAATAGTCGCCCGTAGGAGGAGTTGTACATCGTGGGTCGTGTTATCTGCCTCATCAATGATGATGACTTTGTGTTTAGCAGTTGACGTAAGCGAGACGGTCGAAGCGAAAGATTTCGCATGGTTTCGGACAGTATCGAGGAATCGTCCTTCATCGGATCCGTTGATGACATAATAATCTACTCCTAGTTCATAGCAAAGTGCTTTAGCAATTGTAGTCTTTCCAACACCAGCAGTTCCACAGAGAAGAAGGTTAGGGATCTCTCCCTTTTTAACAAAAGATTGGAATGTTTCCTTAGTGCTTTTTGGCAGGATACATTCCTCAATGGTTTTGGGTCGATACTTTTCAACCCAAAGAAATTCATCCTTCATACTTAGAGTCTGGTTCAAGTGCGATTAAATATTCAAGGTCAAGTGTTTCGTTACGAAACAGTGAGGCGTTGTGTTGACTGACGACAACACTATAGTCACCAGGAAGAAGTTTTAGTGTTTCTACTTTGAAATTGAAACAAAACTGGTGCTCAGTCTTACCAACATTTACAGAGTAACTGTTCGACGTGTCATTCTTTTTGTCACGTACAACCAGTTGAATGGTGTTACCATCACCAACAACAGAAAGATCTTCCACACCATAGATGGCAGCTGCTTTTGAGATGTTAGACAGATCCTTTTCACTGACCAAGAAGGAGACATCCTTGCTAGGCAGTTCCACTTTCTTATCAGGTGGAGTTGTGATCACCGATGGATCAGTGAAGAAGTAACGAGTTCTGTTTCTAGAATCTTTGATGACTACGTAAGAGTCATGGGAGAAATCAAACTCAGGATCCTTGAACAGAAGCATAGCAGACAAGAACTCACTCAGATCATAGATAGCAAAGTCCTTGGGAAACTCCTCTTCTACGTGTGCGCGAGAAAGAATGTTCTTCTGGATAGAAAGTGTAGTAAGAAGATTGCCTTTCTTGAAGCAGATTGACTGATTGATCGTAGAAAAGTTCTTTAGGATGTCAAGTGTGCTTTTAGAAAGTCTCATAGGTTTCGCGTTTGGCGTTTTTATCATTAAAGTTTAGCAGAAGAACTGCGTAGTGCAGGATCTTCATAATGTCACGGCGAGCGGTGCCTTTCTTATCGTAGCGAGAAGCGTACTTCAGAATATTACTACGACAGAATGCTTCACCATCACCACAGGATTCAATCAAGTCAAGGGTTTGAATACCCTCACTAGAGTAGTGCTGATTGTAAGTAGAACTGATGTACTCTTTCAGTTCTTTGAGGATAGCGTCTTCATTATACTTGAAGCGCTCTGCGTTCACAGTGATTTCGACATTACCAGTTGGTACAGGATTGCTCTTCGCAGCACCCTCAAGGTTGAATGTCAGTTCGTCGTTGTTCATGATTTCATCATACAATAGAGACCAAGAATTAGTCATAACAAAATAAAAATTCGTTGACGAGAGATTCGGATTTTTGTTTACCAAACTTGCTGGATAAGTATCCACTTACGGGATCTAACCGCTTCATGTACTTGTCAAAATCAGAGTAGACCGATGCATCTTCGCCAGATGGACATTCTAATTCTACCATGTTTTTGTATGCAGTCAAGTATTTCTTGAACATGTCAAGGTGATCACCTACATCAGACATCGTACATTTGGCAACGTAGATGTTTTCAGAGAAGTGATTTCCTGGTTCAAAAAATCTATACTCTCCAGTTGCTTTAGGAAGATCTGGATGAGAGAACAGATAGTTCTCAGTTGGATGTTGGAAGTCAAATACCATAACGACTTTCTTCTCAAAAAACGCCATCAAATCAATACCGAAACATGGAAGATTAGATCCAGTCTTAGGATAAATGATGGTGTTGTAAATGGATGACTTCTCATCCCAGATCAAAACCTCTCGTGATTTGAGAATATGTTTGTTCTTGTATATCTTAGCAGAAAGGGAGGTTCCTTTCTCCTCCCAGTCTGCCCAGTTACAAGTATTCTCTAGGTCGGGAAACGACTCAAGAACTATGTTCCTGAAGGGTGTCCACAATTGTGCTGTCTTCTGCTTCATCAAAATTTACGTCAATGTCAACTTTGTCATAGAGTTCCTTGAATGCTTGCTTGGTCTCTACATCAAACCTAGAGATGCAGTAGGAGATTGACTTCTCCTTAGAACCAAAGATAGCATATGCCTTGACAATGTGAACCAAGCGACGAGTAGAGATCACTTCATCAATACCACCATCGAAGAAAGTCCTACGGATGATGTCTGCCCAATCGCAGAGACGTTTGTTGAACTCTGCGTCACTAGAGATGTTGTCAAGAATCTTCTGCTCAGTTGCTACAGAAGGATACTCTTGTTCAAAGGTTACAGGGAATCGCTCCAGGAATGCTTCATTGAGAACATTGGTTCCAATAAAGCGACCGTCATCGCTGCCTTTGCCTTTAGTATTTGCAGTTGCAATAACATTAAAACCTACCTCGGGACGTACATATTTACCAATCTTCTTCAAGAAGACACCTTTGCCTTCAAGAATAGATTGCAGACAAAGGATCTTGTTAGATGCAAGATCAACTTCGTCTAGAAGCAACACTGCTCCGCGTGAAAGAGCTTCGATGACGGGTCCGTTATGCCAAACAGTTTCGCCATTAACAAGACGGAACCCACCAATAAGATCGTCTTCGTCAGTCTCGATAGTAATATTAACACGGATCAACTCCCTATTAGATTGAGCACATGCCTGCTCAACAGAGACGGTTTTACCGTTGCCAGAAAGACCCGTGATAAAGATAGGGTAGAACTCTTTGGACTTGACAACCTTCTTAAGGTCAGTGAAGTTTCCAAAAGGAACGTAGTTGCTATCTTTCTCAGGAATAAAGCATTGCTTATCCTCAGTTGGCATTTGAGTGGACACAGTTTTTTCGAGAACCTGACGTGCCTGCTTAAGTTCGCTGGAAGTAAGTTTCCAAGTACCACGCTTAACTTTGTACTGCTCGAGCTGACGAGTCACAGTACGGTAGTTGACGTTCTTGCCGCGAGCAAATACTTTTACATCGAGAGCGTTGATCTCGGTACCGAATTGTGAACGTAGTTCGTTGACGAAGTTGGACATGGAGGATTCCCTTATTGGTATGTATATAAGATACACAAAAAAACCCACCTTGCGGAGGGTTACTGGACAGTTTGTCAACTGTCACATCCAGACAGGTTTGCGTTCTGGTTTGCGTAAGTAGTTAGCAGGTGCCCAAGGTTTAGACGCAATGTACTTTTTGTATGCAGTGATGGTATCTATAGTATCATCATGCTTCCATTCATCAGGCATAGCACGAGCAAAGTCGTCTGCCATAGACCAACATGTAATTGCTTTCTTTGATTTTTTATGGAAGATCTTCTTAGCAACAAACAATGCATTATTACACGTATGGATCTTATCATACCTGTAATTGTATTCACTAGACAAAGCAATGCCGTGAGAGATTAACCAGGCAGTATTGTAGATATTTTTTGCTGCCCATTGAGTACATGGATGATTACGAAAGGCACCTTTCTTAGTCTCATATGGTTTACCATCTGCCCTAGGCAAAGTGCCCCAGTTGTAATACCAGGGCGAGTAAATGATACTGAGCATTTGACAACACTCTAGTGGCATCTTGACAATGTGTTTGTCTGGAAGGACCCTTGCTGATGCACGAGGGTCCATATCAGTGACGAATATATTCATGCAATTTGTTTGATAAAGGATGAAAGAATTTGTTTGTTTGCTTTCTTACCTCCTAGAGATTTTTTGAATGCATTACGAATCTGTGCTTTAGATGCGTCCTCGGAAACATCAAATTCAGTGGAGGAATCTATGGTCTCCGTCTTCAGGATATAAGAGATACTGTAGTTGGTGTAATTATCGATATAATTCTTATTCTTTTTCCACTGCGTATCTGCATCTTGACGATGCTCATGATCAATGTAGTAGTTGGCAAAACGTTTCCAATCGCGAGCAGGAAGCAAACGAATAGAAATAATTTCGATCTCAGGGAAACGATCACGGAAGTTCTCAACATACGTCTCAGTCTGCCTGTAAACGCTGTCATGGAACTTATAGGTCTTTCCACACTTACGATCCCTAAAGACGCACTGAGAATGAATAGGACGGCGGAGAACATGAGTTTCACCACCTCTATAACTGACCTTCTTAGAACAATACATAGGGTTGCCCTCTCCGTCTGTCAGGTTAATGATATGGAGTTTTTGACACTTAGTTTCCCTCTTGACCATAGGTGCAATGTCAAACATAGCAAGCACACACTCATTCAAAGGAGTGCCACTCAAAGCAAACTTCCTAGGGATAGCAAAACGAGGATACTTGCCACGATCCATTGCATAAGCAACACGGAAAAGATTGCGAACCTGACGCTCATGAGTAGAGTTATTTGTGTCACTACGAAGAAGTTCTAGAAAAGCGAAGTCAGGATGAATCCAGAGTTTATCTGCTTCAAGATTATAGTCACCATGAACAAGACTCTGCCTCCAACCATCAGTAAAAGCATAGACCCTGTAGTCAATATTGACTTTGCGGCAGAAAGATACAAGAGAGATTACTTGCTTCACAGTGGCTAGAAGACAATCACCCATAGATCCAGACCAGTCAACATTGAAGATAAGAGTATGGTTCTTACCTTCCTGCAAGTTAGTTACTTTTTTGAACAAGTCTTCATTGTATCGATAAGTATGTAACTTAGTTGTATCGAGAACTCCAGTCCTACTAGTAGTAGCACGAGCATAAGCGTCTGCAGATTTACGGCACTCGAATTCTTTGACAAGATAATTTACCTCCTGATTAGATGTTTGTTTGAAGGTCTTGTACTCACTATCGCAGTTGGCGAAGTTTTCTGGTACATAACCTCTTTCTTTCCATACTTCATCACAATGATGCCAGACTTCTTTGTTTGAAACAATGAACTTTTTGTAATCTACTTTAGGTGCTTCGAGATACTGATACTC